CATGAACCCATTAGTAACTGGTGTACCTTCCCTTTGCGTTGGAGCATTGATGGGAAGTACGGGTTCTGACATACTTGCTTGTCTAACCTGTGCTGCACTAGGCCCTTGGGCCCTAGAACCTGCTAGTGGTGCACCCTGAGTTGCATCAGCAGTCTCTTTGCGGTAACCACGTTCTCCATTGGAAGGTATTTCTCGCATTGCTTGCTTAGTTCCAGCCATGCCGTCTGTCCTTTTTCCCGAACCAGGATTAGAAACTGCTGCACGCTTTTCATTTGATGGTGCGCGATATCCGCCACGTGCCACGTTACTCTCCTCGTCGTACTATCTGGATTGGTCCTCCAGAGTTAATGTCAAGTTTAATAGCAATCTTCATTGCTTCTTCGATGGTTGCCCCAGCAAGAATCGCTCCAGTCGCCCAGTTTCCACCAGTTCCGATAGAATACGTATTAGTATTCGTACGTAGAACCGAGTAATCTTCGCAAACATAAAACAACTTATTCTGTAGTCCAACAATAAAGACTGCGCCCTCATCATCTTTTAATGTATATCCAGTTTCTTCATGCGCCTTGCGCATTGAAGGTACAAACTTAGATACCATGAACTTGTATAAGTCCGTGCCATCATAAACTGGTGGTTCCCACCCGTAGGTGATTATGTCGCAGTAGCGACTAACGCCAGCACCCGCAATAACGTAATCACCGATTTCAGTAATCTTCTTTACGTCTTTATGGATGTAGGCTCTTTCACCTTCGGTGGTCTGACCATCTGCCGCAAGCGTAAAACCTTTTCGGTGCTGTATGCCTACGATAGTTGTCATGTTATCCGCCCATTGCTGCTAGCATTGTTGCTATATCAGGAGGTGGCTGTTGAGCCTGTGGTGGTCCTGCTGGTTCTTCAGTTGCTGGTCCAGGTGGAGCCTGCTCTGGTGGAACACCGCCACCCATTGCCGCAAGCATCTGCTCAGGTGGCATAGGTGGTTCTGGCATTTCCATTTCTTGTTCAGGTTCTTCTGGAGCAAACGATTCAAGAACAGCATCTTCAATGTCTTTACCACGACGACGTAGTTCAATGACCCTAGCCATCTTGTTGATGATGTCAGATGGGTCTTGTCCCTGTGCTGCCATGTTTGGAATTGCTTGTGCTGTTGCTGCCAATGAGCCAGCGAGAGAATCTCGCATGCGCTCTACGTCAATCTTTTCCTGCTCAGCAGAAACATTCATTGACCAAGGCAGTTCGCGCATTACAAAGTCACGGGAAGCCAAGTTAGCCTGTAGTGCTTGTAGTGCAAAGATTAGTGCACGGTTAGGGTCAAGTCCAGCCATAAGGCCATAACGTGCCTGTACCGTGTAATCGCCATTGATATCCTTTAGGGAATCGTATGAGATTTCGTATGGTGTTCCAGTTTGTGAGCCTGTAATCTTCTTTAGGCCACCAAAAAGGCGTTCGTCCATTTCGAAGCAAAGGCCGATAACATCTTCAAACAGTTCCTGAAGGACCTGCTGACCAGCCTTAACCTGCGTATCGAAACCACCGAGAAGGGCTTGCACTCCAGAGCCAGTAATGATGCTAGCATCAATCTGTCCGGAACGGCCTTCAGGGTATCGCGCACCCATGCGCATTTCGGACTCTAGTACTGCTTGCTCCTGGAATGCACCAGAAGGTAGTTCTAGTCCTACTCGTCGGATACCTTGTGGGTTGGACGAACGTAAAATTGCGTCTGGTCCAAAGGCGAACTCTTGTACGTCCTGAGGAACAGCAAACGGAGCATTAACTGATTTCTCCGCAGCGTCCATGGCGAGCCATGCGAAGCGTGCGCGAGCAAGTTGCGGGAAGATAACATCATCAAACTGTCCACGTGGGTCATCAGGGTCAATCCCTGGTCGGCGCGCGATGCGCACAGTAACCGTACCCATAGGATTCGCTGCCTTCTTAAGGGCAAGGTTATCCTTTTCAGGTAGGAAAAGTAAGATTTGGTCGCGGTCTTCGTAACGAACTAATTCCAACTGCTGGTTCATGTTCGTATTTTCACGGCCCTGGCGACCAATTATTTGCGATTCGTATTCTGGGAACTCAACAATAAGTTCACGAATACTTTTTATGTATCGCTTAGTGTATGACACAATTCGTCCGTGGCGGTCAAACTCTGGGTAAGCACCTAGTGGGTTTTCCACACGAATACGTGGCATAAAAGTTTCAAAGTCTGGTTCTACCACAATCGGCAAGAAGCCGTAGGTTAGATACCAGTCTGCACCGTAGTACATTTGGCTCTGTAGTTTTGAAGACTGAACATAGTGGTTTGCTATGATTGTTTTAGTGTCAGCCTTTTTCTTTGCTCGTTCGTTGTTAGACTTAACGGTTGAGCAGTTAAAGGAAGGTAGTGGGGCAAGAACCTCAGAGATGTCACGTGCAGCAACGTCGATGAAGTTAGCAATCATTGACTGGGACATTCCCTCTGGGAACATCTCTGGTGCAATGTTAGATAGGTTGCCACGACGTACATCTAGGACATCGGCCATACGCTGGTCGCGATAGGAATAGCGTTGTTTTAACGCCTCAACCTTATCAGAGACTTGTTGTACTGAAAGCATGAATATCCTTTTACATGTATATGACGTGTTGCTCGGCGAGCATCTCATCAAGATTTACTACACCACGCGTGGCTGCTTGCCTTTGCGTGATGAATCTGTTGTGGTTGAAATACGAAGTATTACTACCCTGACGCACAATTTCTTGTGCTTTAATCTCACAGAACCATAGAGCCATAACAAGGTCGGTAGGACCTTTGGTATCTGCTGACCAAGTAATTAACTGGTTAACAAGTGCCTTGGTATGCTCGTTGATGTTATCTGGGAGTTCAAGCAGGTTGTCTTCTTGGAACTTTCCGTCTCGGATGGTTCCCATGAGGTTTGAAATAGCGGCAACGCCGAATCCGACATCCCACTTATTCTTACCAGTAAACTGTTCGGAGAGTCTTGTCCCACGGCTAGCGAGCCAATTTCGTAATTCTTCATCAAGTGAGAAGGCTTTCTGGAAAGCATTGATTTCAATGCGTAACTCCATAGGACGGTAACGTTCGACGAAGTCCTCAATCAAGGACCTAATCTTACGTGGGGTTGGGTCTGACATGTTGTAGCAGTCAAGCACCATTCGGTGGCCAGTATCGCGCTCCACGGCATAAACAACTGCGGCGGTCTTTCCTGACATAGCAGGGTCAAGACCCATAATGGTTACCCAGTTACCACCTGAAGGGTGGCCTGGGGCATTCTTGTTAAGCGGGCCTGGCTTGCGCATACGGTTAATACAACCGTTAACTATCATTGGGGGGAATACTGCGTCTTCTTCAACGTCTTGCTGTTGGTGTAATACCCATCCTCGTCAGGCTCAACATCTTCGTCACCATCCCAGGGACGGTCCGACTTAGGCCAGAGGGTGACCCAATCTTCCTTCTTGTCCGCAAATTCCAAGACCGCGGGCATGGCAAGATAGGTGAATGGGGAATCTCCCTGAGCCCAGTGGTCTGGGTTTCGGAGTTCTTTGTATAGGTCGATTGACGAAACTCGCGTTCCAGCGACAATGAGTTTACCATTTTTACCTAAACGCGTAATAACCATCTTCTGCAACCAGTTAAGTTGCTTTTCCCATTCATGGGCGTTAGTAGTACCCACAACGTCATCAAGAATGATGAGGTCGGCACGGGTACCGTAAATCTGCTGGCCGATGCCCAATGCTTGAACAGTTGGGTCCTTTTCGCCGGATGAGCGTTCTAGATAGATTCTATCCTGTGTCCATTGGTCCGCGGTGGCTTTATAGCCTCCTGCTGGTCCATACACTTGCTGCATCTTCAGCCAGGCTTCCTCAGTTAATCTTTGCTTGACTGAGTACAAGAATTCCTTGGCGCGCGTCTGAGTCTGAGAAACAAACACAATACGAATATTGGGGTCCATGGCAATACGGTACGTGGCATAGTTCACAGTAAGAACCGTGGACTTGGCATGCTCAGGTGGAACGTTAACCAACAATCGGTTTGGGTTACCAGTATTGTAAATCATGGAGTCATGAAGCCAAGAAGGCTCCTTACCCTCCAGCACGTCAATCCAAGATTGATGGTGCGGGAAGACCTCAATATTCAAAAACTCTTTTGAAAAGGTCGCAAAATCGATTTTCTTATCGCTAGACATTTGCAGAGACGAGGTTACCGTCTGAGCCCCAAGCGAAGATGCCTCATCTAGTTTCTGGGCAAATTTGGCGTCCTTGAGCCATGAGCGCATTACTTCACGCTTACGGCCTACGTTGCTGAGCGCGGCCTCCAGAGGGATACCATCGGCAACCATCTTAAGTACGGAGGCTTGGTCCTGGGCTAATTTAACCCGTGTATGGTGTAGGTCACCACCTTTTGCGCCCATGTCAACATCCAATCAAAACAATAAACAAAACATATTACAAAAGGACCGCGCAAAGCGGTCCGTTATACTAAATAACTATACATATATACTAACCCCATTAGAGAACTACCCGTAACGCATAGTTACAAAAAAAATATAAAAATATTTTACAGAGACCAGTCCAGGGGCAGAAAACCCAAACAATGCAAGAAAATCTAAACCAGAGTAATTATATATACCGACCCCCCCACTATTAAAGTGGGTGGAGTCAAAGAACTCTGTTGCCTATCGGCAACGACCTTTTCCTGTTGCTTTTTTGCAACGGGGTGGGGGTGGGGTAGGGGTGTTGGGTAGTGTTGTTTAATTAAAACAAAAGTATTTATTATTGACTGTCTGATACATACATTGGTGCG